CTTCCCGCCGTAATGCTTGTCTGATTCCCTGTTATGTGTGTAACTACACATCCTGAATGTTTTCCGGATTCTCCAATGATGGAATCGTATAAAATGGCGTCATTTTTACTTTCTACGCTCTGCCCATCGTACTGTCTCAATTTGATTCCCATATTATCCTCTCTTTCTTATCTTTTTGGTTAGTTGGTTTCGAATCGCTCCGAAAATTAAGGTTGTCTTTCCTGCTTCCACTTTTCTTCCGGTCAAAATGGAATAATAGGACATTTCTTTTGTGATTACCCTTACCGATTGCCCGATATATAGTTTTTCAGGGTTTACAAGCGTATCTCCGCTTATGGTTGTGATTTCTATTAAATTATTTAATTCTTCTGATGTTAGCGTCGTGACTGCTTTTTCATAGGCAGTTGCTGAAAAATCATCTCCTGATGCAAATACCGTTTTGGGTACCACTGGTATAATCCGGTCTGCATTGGTGGTAGAGATTCCTCCTGCTTTATTTTTGTAATAGATAATTCTTTGTGTTGTATTGTCCTGGTTAATTACCGTAAGTTTATTGATGCTTTCATTTGCCTTTAATATTTTAACTTTCTTTTTTATGATATTGGGTAAGTCCGCTTCGATGGCAATAGCTTCTAGATTTTTATTTTCTATTTTTACCTCCAGTTTTTTTTCTCCTGGATTAACCATTGCATCAATCGTAATTCCATAAGTCAAAAATAGTGAGGTTACAATATCCATCATATTGGCTATATTGCTATCCAATGAAATAACTCCACTGGTTGAGGATAAAACTGTTATTTCAAGTCCTGAGATATTTTGAGCGCTATCGGATGATGTCAGGTAATTTTCTGCAATTAGATCTGCAACCCAAGCTTCTAGTGAAACGTTTGATAATGTTGAGGTATCACAGAGTACATCAATGTCTAAAATAGAAAGAGTGGGTTTGAAAATAACCCTTGTTTTTTCATCCTGAGGCTCTGCGGAATATACGATGCCTGTCAATTTAAATCCACTATTTGTGATGGTGATGTAATCGTCAATTTCTGCTTTTATTTCTGAAAAGTCCATACTGTTTGATTCCATGGACAAGTAGTCTTCCTGCGTTTGTATATCTGATACCTGACAGGATGACCGGTATCCATAAGATCTGTCGAATAATTCAATGTTATACGGTCTCATAGAAAATATGTCCCTCCAGTACGATTTTTAGTTTTCCTTCACTTTCCTGTGTAACAGAAATTTTATTCTTTCCATATTCCAGCATGATAAACCGGTCTGTTGTCCAGTCGCTTGATTGATAAACATCTAATAGGAAGTTGTTTAGTAAGTCGTACTTTTTAATGCTCCACGGGATTTGTGAGGTGTCTACTACGATTTTTTCACCTTCTTGAATAGAACAGATGGCATCCGTTCTACCAATTTTCCCAGTTGTTTTTAGTACTCCGTCTATATAGTGATACCATCCTGGATTTGTACATGGTCCAAATATCGTTAAAATTGCCGGCGATTCCACCGCGGAATCTGATTCTATTTCTACCGTGCTTTGTGTGACATCCTTATACGTATAGGGATAGGTGTATGGGTAGGTTTTTCCTGTTCCTTCTGATTCCATTGACTCTACTCGTTTGGTGATAAAATAAAGTCCCCTGTTTAAAAATGTAATCTTGCATTGCAGTATTCCGCTTTGTAACTCGCTCTTTTCCATCTTTTCCACATCTACCAGGATAGTTGCTTCTGTTGCAGCGCGATAAATAAGTTTAATAGGCGTGTGTTGAACAAATTTTGAAAAATCCAAATAAATTTCATAGGAACCTAGTATAATAGTTCCTTCGATCGATTTCTGTTTGAAATAATTTTCTGTTGGTATCCAGAATGGTCCGGCTTTTTCAGATGAAATTTTCCTTTCCATTCCAAGACCCTTCGGCTCTGTCATGTAAGAAGAATCACTTCCTAAATCCCAGGTCTGACCTTTATTATTGATTAAAGTAAACTGTCTCATTTTATCCCCCTTACTGTAATCTTTCTCCTAGTTTCTGGTCGATGCTATCTACGATTCCTGAAACGTCAACACTATCCACGGATTTTTGTACCATTCTGGCAATGGCAGCTGAAACTCTTGTTGTTCCGTCTTCTATTCCATCTGCCAATGAATCTGTTATGTTCTTTCCTATCGTTCTCATTTTTGTTGATTTTCCATCAATTATTCCAAAGTTTTCATCAAAAGTAGAAAGTGACGTTTGTGAAATAAGTCCGGAAGCCCTTCCTATTTCCGGTATGGATGTTAAAAATACATTTCCAAGCAGTTCGAGTCCTTTTTTTGTTGTAGATTGGATTTTTGAAGTGCTATCTGTTGTTGACGAAATGATGCTTGACATAGTCCCGTTGTAATTGGTTTCCATATCTGCAAGGGTGTTGGTTAATGTATCTTTTGCTTTTGTATTCTTGCTCCAGGAATCCATCATTTCTTCAAATTCATCCTTAGAATTCTTGGAAGAGTCTACTAGTGCATTTAAATACCCAGCACCATCAATTCCCAGACTTTTTAGAGACCCAAGTAATCCTTCATCCATAAGTCCGTCTTCCACTAGCTGTTCGGCTGCCAGCAAATCATCCTTATACTGTAAAAAAGTTTTTGTCTGGCTATCCAAGTTTTTTGCCATCTGCTCTGTGGATAATTCGCTCTTTCCCGAAAGTTCATCGAATAATCCGATCTGGGAGGTAATGCTTTCTTCCGCTGCGGTCTTGCTTTCGTTATAGGCGGTCGTAATGGTTCCTATTTGTGTGGCAACCTCTTGTGTTACCGGTACCATAGATCCTTTGTAATTAATAAATGTGTTCTCGTTTTCTGCAACAGCTGCTGAATTTTCCTGAATATAGCGAGTTGTCTCGTCAAATTCCCCTTGTAATCCTTCCACTACATTTTTTTGATCTGCAAGATTTTCCGTATACGAAACAACTATATCTTTTGCATCCTGTAATTTTGCATAAGCTTCCTGCGTCGCTTTTGCATGTTCCATAGTGGTTCCGGTATTACTTTTTAATATTTCATCGTATGTTTCTTGGGCTTTCCAAACATTCTTTGTGGCTTTTTCCAGTGATTCTCTGACTTCTACAAGTTCTTTTTCTGCATCATATTGTTCTTCCGCTATTCCTGTTAGATCTTCTTGTGCGGCTTTTATTTTGTAGTATTCAATATTTGCATCAATTAAATTATTAAGTTCTGCTGTACTTTCCTCTAAGAATCCCGTTTGCTTATTTATTTCTAAATTCAGGTCCGGTAATAAAGTATTTAACTGTGTAACTATTGATGCCATTCTGGTCTGTTCGTCGTTTGATAATTTTTCTTTGTTATTTAATTCCAGTAATTCGCTTCTTAGATTTCTTGCAGCTGTTATCTCTGATTCAGTAGTTTCTTTTTTTTCTCTTCTTCCCTCTACTGTTTGTTTGAGATTTTCTATTTCCTCTTTTTGTGTATTTACTAGTTCTTGTTCTTCACTTACCTGATTTGCAGTTGCTATAGAATAAGTTACCAGTGCTGCGGTGGCTCCTGCTAGTAATGTTACAATGAGTCCCACCGGGCTTGCTGCCTGTGCGGTATTTAATGCCATTTGGGAAACTGTGGCTGAATCCGTAGCGATTTTATGTGCTATCCATAATGAATTTACAACTTCTATGATGGGAACTATCGTTTTGCTGGCAATCGTTGCGGTAGTAACTCCTGCTATCCCGCTTTCTACCAGTGGAAGATTATCAATGACCCATTCCAGTACCTCTACTGCATTTTCAAAAGAACCTTTTAAAAAATCCGTTAATCCGGAATCCATATCGGATAATTTTTCTGTAATATCGGTGGCTGCATTTGTCACGGTTGGTGCCAGTTCAACTCCGATTTTTCTTTTTGCAATTTCAAGTGCCTGTGTCATTCTTTGGATAGCATCGTCTGTTTCTCCAAGGGATGTGAGTGTACTAGAATCTAGTACTGCACCCATTTTCTTAGCTTCTTCCGTAAATTTTGCTACCCCGTCCGTTCCTACTGCAATAAGTGGGTTTAAATCCTGTGCAGATTTTCCAAATACCGTCATGGCTATCTTATTGGCTTCTGTCTCATTTGTCATTTTTCCAATGGCATCGATTGCCTTCCAATAAACGGTTTCACTATTTAAAAGAGTTCCATTGTTGTCTTCTATGGAAATTCCGAGTTCTTTGTAAGCGTTTTTGTAATCTTCCGTGCCTTTTTGCGCAGATGCCATAGATTTTATATTTTTTACCATAGTAGAAGTTATGGTTTCCACTGAGGTATCGGTAAGTTCTGCCATATAATTGTAAGCCTGCAGAGCATCTGTGGAAATTCCAGTCTGTGTTGACATGGTAAGAATGTTGTCTGCATAACTAGCTGCAGCTGTTCCAAGTTCTGCCAGTTTTGATATCGTTGTTCCGGCTGCTGCTGTTAATGCGGTAATTCCAGCTACTACAGAAGTTACATTCATTCCACTTTTTATTTCATTACCTGTTGCTTTTACTTCTTTTCCGTATTCGTCTATGGATTTGGCGCATTGGTCGGTTGAGCTTTTGGCTTCTGTAAGATATTTGTTGTTTTTTTGGATCTCATTTTCTGATGTAATCAGCTCTGCATTTGCATTATTTAACTGGGTTTTATAATTTGCAATCGTTCCGGAACATCTGTCGTATTCTGTTGTAGCGCTGGCAAGTTTGATTTTAAGTTCATTGATTCTGGTACTTTGTGCATCCATTTCTTCTTTTGTAGCAGAAGTACTGGATTTCATTGCTTCGATTCCCAGTGTTGCTTTTTCCAGTTCTTCTTTATAATCCGAAACTTTTGTTGCTGCTTTTTGTTGTGCAGCTTCCGTATTTTCAATCGATTTTGTATAAAGTTCTACTTTGTTTCTTTGATTGTCTACTGTCTTTGAAAGAAGTTCCTGTTTTGCGGTCAGTGCCTCTGTGGAATTTGCATTTTCTTTATAGGTAGCAGTCCAAACCTTTGTTTCTGACATTAATTCTTTTGTTTCCGTATTGATACTTTTTATTGACTGTCTAAATTCCTGTTCTCCTTGTATTCCTACTACAAGTCCTATGTCTGCTTTTCCCATATTATTCCAAATCCCGGAGTGATCCGACGGTCCTTTCTTCAAATTTGTCTACGACGTAGATTTTTTGTTCTTTTTCCATGTTGAAAAATTCTTTGTATATTTCATATAGCTCAATTAGCTCTGTAAAGTAGCTGTGATTGAGTTCGCTTTTTGTCATGCCAAGTAAATTTCTCCCAATATATTCCATCCGAAGGACTGGGATGATAGACGATGCTTTGCCTTTTTTCTTATTTTGTCCTCCGGTTCTTATTTTTTTGGCATCATGCACCGGTCAAATTCTTCTATTAAATCTGCCGCCACTTCATAAAAGTCACGTAAAACTGACCTTATGATTTCTTTTTCCTCTGGAAATGCCATGTTTTTATGGTTTTCCATGTTTTCAATTTCGATTCCCTCATTTATTACGAGTGGAATGGCAAAGATCATGACTCCTATGTCTGGTTCTGTCCTGGTCATGATTTTATTTCCATCCTCGTCATATTCTCCATTGAATTTAATTCCTTTTAATAACTTTTCAAATTTATTTACGGTTCCGTATTTTTCCTGAACCTCTTTGAGTACATACCAGTCAAATCTTATGGGGTACTCTTTTTCATCAATCTTTAAATAGTTTATTTTCTCCATATTTTTTTAAAAAGAGGGGAGCCTAGGCTCCCCGTCTTTATCCCTCTATGATGTTTGCTTTTCCTGTAATCCAGGCAATTGCCAAAGTCTCCGTTGCAAATACTTCTACATCTTTCCATTTTCTCGTAGAGTCTGCCAGCGCAGTTCCGGTAAGTTGTGGATTGGAAAGTGTGAGTGCCGTTCCACTGGTTTTTAACTGATTTCCTCCTTCACTAAACTGTACTTTCGGAAGCCAGTTTGCTTCATATGTAGTTACGGAATCGTCGTCTGTAATTTCTGTTACAAATCCGAAACCAACATAGGGCGCAATGTCTGCTTCCCCATAGGTGATTTTTTTCCCAGTAACGTCTACGGTATGTCCAAACAAGCTTTTTGCTGCCTGAATAGGTAGCGTTGTTACTTTTAGCGTGATGTCTGCTTTTTGAAATTTCTTTCTTTTTCCTACTACCACATTATCCCCTTCCCATTCTGCCTCTACATATTTGGGATCTACATTTGTTTCTACGGCCGCTCCACATTTAAATCCATTGGAATAGGTACCGGCTGCTACATCTAATTCCGCAATAATTGGTGTTGTTAATCCTACGTACATCTGTTACCTCCTTTTTTCTATCTCTTCTGAGATGGTGTTCTGCATTGTTTCTTTAACCCCTTCTTTTGTCTGTTCAATCGCTGGTCTGACAAAAGGAGTTTTCTTTCGAACGGATGAACCGCTTTCGATGGATCTTGCCAATAGCTTATTGGGAAGTCCTTGTTTGTATTTTTTTGTTGGTTTTGAACCATATCCGTCAAACCCTATTTTTGCGTTTATGAATCCTTGCTCATCTGCCAGTATTTTTGATATTCCAAGGGCATTTAGTAGGTCTTCTTTTTGCGTTTTTGGTACTCCTGCAAACTGTTCTTCCTCTTGCAGCATCCTGAAATTCTCCTCCGGCAAAGCCTGAAGATTTTTTCTAATCTGATTTGCTGCCACAGCGCTTCCTTCGTACACCGCCATTTTCATGATTTCTCCACTAGAAGCCTCTAATTTGTTCATCAACTCTTCAAAATCTGTCCCTAGATTTACCGTAAGGTTAGCCATGTATTGCCTCCCAGCTCCATTCGTAGTGGATATATTTTGTTTTTTCTTCAAACTGGATGGATATACTTTCCCAGTTCAACTTTGATTGCGTCATTTTTGCTTCAATTGTGGTAACTGCAGGATCTTCTTCCAGTTTTGTAAAGTAGTCTGCGGTTCCCTGGATTTTCCTTAGTATTTTTTTATTGTCTCCATACCCTGCGGATGGGATTTTTTCTTCCTGCCAAATTAAGTAATTTCCATTTTGTCCGCTTGTAAAATAATGAAATGCTTTTCCTGGCAGCGCCTCGTTGAATAAGTCCGCTATGTTATTTAATTTCATAGACCGCCTCGATTCTTTCCAGTGTTAAGTCAAGACATTTTGGCAACGTATCCTTTACAATCTGTGCTTGGATGATTTTATAAAGCCTTTCATCTCCGGGATTAACAACCTGGTATAGCTCAACTTGGTTGATAAACGGTATTCTCAGCAATCTTGAGGCTTGTGATGTGTTTTGTTTTGCAGTCCAGAATCGGATAACCCCCACTTTCATTTCCGAAAATCGAATGTTTCCCTTTATGATTTCTAAGGTTTCCTCTGGCATGTGACCTGGTTCTGCAGTATTTGAAACATGATAGATGGTCAACACCCCGTCATTAAACGTCTGTTGATTCTGCATAAAATTCCATCCCCTTTTTCATCTGAAGTGTGAGTAACTCTGACAGATAGTCGTTTTGGAATTCTGCCAGTTTTCCACTTCGAACATAGAGGCAATAATCAAAAAGAAGTTCTCTTGCTTTTCCTTCTTCGGTGTAATTTAGTTCTGCTCCCGTTATATAATTCAGGTAGCTTTCACCCCTTTTGATAATTCCGCTTATCTTTTTATTGGTGTCTATGTCGTCCCACGTAATATCCAGATAATTTTTTACATCCGCCAGCAGTTCTTCTTCCTCTGTCATCCTTCACCTTCTTTCCAAAAATCCCCCAAGCCAAAAGGCCTGAGGGATTTTTTAAGTGTTATTCTGTTGTTTTTGCTGTTTCTTCAGTTTCTGTTTCAGTTTCTGTTTCTGTTTCTGTTTCTGTTTCTGTTTCTGTTTCAGTTTCTGTTTCTGTTTCTGTTTCGGTTTCGGTTTCCTCTGTGACTTCTCTTACCAGTTCACCGGCTGCGGTACCGTTGATCTCAGCCAATCTTTTTTTTGTGACTGTAAATTCTGTCCCGGTATTTAAGATCTTACCGGTTTCTTTATTTCGAAATGTTTTGATAACGACTACTTTTTTATCTGTTTTCATTTATCTCCCTCCTTACGCCTGTGGAATTGCGCTGATGTTTGTGATTTCAATTCTCTGTGTAGCAGGCTCTAAATTAGTAACATCCAGAAGTTTGAATGCATTGTCATCCTTTGCAAGTCCATGTCCATACAACTTTATTGCGTACATTCTTTCGTCTTCAATAAAGTGATAGGAATCGTCATATTCCAATTTCCCGCTTTTTGCTGTTCCCATTCCAATGAAATAGCGTTTTGCAATTCCAATAACAGCTTTACCAGATGCCATCTGTGCGCTCTGGATTACTTTTGTTGGGAAAGGAAATACATCCCTTACAAAGGATCCATCGGAAGCTCTTGGTGTAGAAGCAGGCATTACTTTGGTCAAGTAATCTGTAGGGTTTACAATCAGAATGACTTCTGGAACGATTCTTTCATTTCCTTTTCCGTCTTTGGCCAGTAGTGCCAGGATTGCTCCGTAATCTGCAGGATTGAAACTCGTAATAGGTACTGCTACTTTTAATGGATAAACGCCTCCGGTAACTGTCACTCCATCCTGCACCTGTCTGCTCATTCCGATAGGCATGTCTTTTCCTGTTCCGTTGATAATGGCATCTTCTAATCCAAATGCAATTGCTTCTGCCAGAATGGCTCTAATAAAGCGATCTAACCATTCTGCCCCTAAATCTACCATGGATTTTGCTACCGGAATAAAAGCGGTCAGCTTGCTCAATGTCATGCTGACCTTTTTAAATCCACC